TAGAGTTGTTGCACTCGTTGTTGTTAGATCCACTTTTTTATTAATAAATGTATTAGCCATTAATTTACAAAGAAGTTTTGTGCCTCAACTTCATCCTTCAAATCTTGTTGATATGTTGTATTTAATTTTTGCACAATACCATCAATATCACGAACCAGTGATCTTGCTGTAATAACATCATAGTCTTGATTCGGTTGTGTAAGTGATTGTACAATTTTAGCCATTATCTTCTACCATCCGAGTTGTAATCAATTCTAAATGTTCCAAGTCTCCAAAACTGATCTGTAGAATCATTAGAAACTTTTAGCGCTATAAATCTAGCTCTAGCTCGTGTGTCTATTTTTTGTGTAGCAGGACTAACAGTAAATGGACCCAGTGATGAGCTCGCTGCAGTATCGTTTGGAAAATCTCTTAAATCTAATTGTATCGTTGCGTTTCCTGTTTGTGATAGAAAATCTGGCAACACTCGACTTATTCTCATCATTGCATCACCATCACCTTGTAACCCTTGGTTACCAATATCAAAATCACCTGATTTAATATTTGCAGCAATCGCAGTTGTTTGTCCTGACAATACTTGATTAAGTCCTGTTTCATGTTGATAGTAGACAGAACAACCATCTTGATTACCTTGTACATAAGTTGTTGATGTAGAACTTACATTTGAACTATCATCATAATCTGTTGCATGCGGTTTACCAAAAATTGCAGAATCAGACCAAGCTGTTCTATCAAGTGTGCCAATTGACCAGATAGGTCTTGCGGCTGTTGAGTCTAAATAATTATAAGATACCATTCGATTAACTGTGTTTGACCCGGCGTTTGGATAAAACCACATTACTTCACCAAACAAGTTATTGAGTCCAGCATTAATATGTTGTCTTGGTGTTGTATTTAAATCATCAAAAACATGATCTTCAACCAAACACGGTAGTGATTCTAGTTTACCAGTATATCTAAAAAAACCATTTTCTGACATCCAATAGGCTGTTCCATCAACTTCAACTGCAGCGTTCTGTCCAATCAAGCCACAGTTCGTTCCAACTTGTTGAAACGAGAATGTAAATGGTGGTCCAACAAAACGCATAATAAATAATGCCGTATCGGTCCAAACATAAATTGCATCACGACCACGAATAGCTCCAACGATCCTTGATCCGTCGGCCAGTCTTTGTGTGCCAGCTGTGTTGGTTGATGATGGAGTATACGATGTTGTAGCGTTAATACTTTCTTGATCTGAGAATCTAATAAACATCGGATCTTTGGTTGACTTTGTACCAATTGTTGTTTCAGTTCCAAAAAATATTAAGTGTCTGTCTGGTGTAGAGACTAATGTTGTAGCAGTTGCTGTTGGTGCATTTGCTAATATCGTTGCACGTGTTGAGTTTGCAGCGGTTGCTTCTGAGTTCCAACTAAATGTTTCACCACCATTAATGGTTGCAATTAGTAAATTACCAAAGTTATCAAGAGACCAGATTCCTGGTGCAGTAACAACGTCCCCTGATGGCGCACTGTTCCAAGCAGCAAAAGATGCAGCATCCGTTACTGTTGCTCCAGAACTATGCGCAGCAGCCGTGGTTCCTTGTGATCCTCTTGTTAAACCTGATAGTGTTCCAGAGTCATCGTTTGCTGTGTAAGCAATAAGTTCAGTTCCAATCAACACTGTTCCAGATGAAGAGAACGAAGATGAACTCGCCATCGTTAAACTTGTAGCGCTATCAGTTAGAGATGATGATAGCGTTGATGTAAACTGTCCTGATAATCGACCACCCCATTGTCCAAGACCCCAACCCGTTGCTGCTGTCTCTAATGCTAAACCTACAGGATAATAATACTGAACACGTATACCTCCAGATGTCGTTGCACCAGAACCAGACTCATTAGATGGCATGGTAATCGTAATTGTCGTATCAGATGGAATAGTGGTAACTGCAAATTTTTTATCATCAAAATCAGTAGATACAAAATTAGAATTAGTAATTGATGAAAAGTTATCTAGTAAAATAACATCTCCAACGTTTTCAATATTATGTGCACTAGCAAAAGTAATCGTAACCGTTGATGATCCGTTAGTAGTTGTAAACGCACTTGTTAATGTTGTTGTCGATTTAATTGGATGAATGTCATAAAAAACACCACCTGAATAAACATATAATACTCTGTTAGTTCCAAGCGCTGCATATTTAATACCACTTGTTGTTACAAAGTGGTGAATAGCGGTATTACGACCCGTAATTTTTGTATCACCGAGTTGTGTCCAACCACCTATCTTTTCAGGAATACCATATCTAAATCTAACGTTATCACAATCCGTCCATTGTCCTTCACCACTAGAAGAACTAATTTGTTTATTTATTCCTGGTGCAAATCTTAGTTTTTGTAACATAATTTATTCCGCATTGTTTGGAACTCCGTTTGAATTTACAAATGGTGATTCTGCAAATGTAATATACAAATATTCAGTCCCACTATTATTAACTATTGAATCATTTACTCTCCACTTAAAACCATTAGATAACAAATCTATTCTAAAGTTGCCATCGTCTTCAACAGCTGTGCTGTCTGCTTCTAAATTAAAGTTGTGATTGTTAAATCCATTTCTTCTGTTATCCCATAAATACCAACCTTGATTTGTACCAGATAATCTTTTTACAAGAACCCATGCAGGTTTAAAACCAGTGTATATAAAAGGTCCTTCAAGGTCTCCTGCAGTGCCTGAAGCTCCATTACCAACATACTTACCAAATTTTGAAAACCCTTGTACTTCTTTAAAAACATAACAAATATGAGCTTTGCCATCAGTCGTTGAGTTTGTTCTTCCATCTGCACCAATCGTAATAACAGTTGAAGTTGGTGCTGTGTTATTCAATGAACCAGCATCAGTCTGGATATTATTAGTATTGTTTAAATTTAAGTGTTGGTTTGTTGCTAATACACCTCTAGTCCATACTAACCAATTTTGACTTTCAGTTAAATTTTTAAAAATTAAAAGATCAGGTGCTACTCCAAGTCCATGAGCAAATGTTTGGACAATTGATCCAGTTCTAAGTGAATTATATGTAATAATCGCAAATCCAGCAGTGGTATCTATACTACCAGAACTATCTATACTTCCAACGCTGGTTGCACTTGCATCATTACTAAATGATGTTCCAGCTTTCCAATTCCATGCTACTTGTTTATTACTACCAGAATCATAATTACTTAAATTTGAAGATCCAGCAGTAATCACAAATCCATCACTATTAGCTGAACTTATAAAACCTGCCGCATGATTTGTTAATTGTGCACCATCTGTATCAGATGAATTAAATGTATTAAGACCTACAACACTATTGGCAAGAACATGATTAAAATCACTACTATCTCGGTTCTTTACCCAGACCCAATCAGGTTGGAATCCCACTCCAGATATTGTTCTTGGTGATGAACCATTATTTGATGTGTATAGAACTGTGTTAAAATATAAACCTGGATCATCAATAGTTGTATAAGCCATCTATCCTCCATACTCCGCTAAGTTTTTAGTGCATATCGCAAAATATCCTGATGGTACAGCATATTCAAAGTTTCCAAAACCTTCACTATCTGAATTACCTGATGAAATAGAAAAAGTAGGATTGCCAAAATTTGTAGTCATTGTAAATGGAGATCCCCCTTTTTGACCTACAATCCATGGCAAATAAATTTGTGATGATGGAAAACCATCAGATGAACTTGTACCAGAAAAAGCTGCATTAGTTGTTGTACCATTTTCCACTTCAGTTTGAGTTGCTGAATTTTGCCATGTTCCATTTTTTGAAAACCATATTGCATTATTATCTAAATCCACCGCAACTCCAATTATATCATTGTTTGAAAAAGTATCTCCATAAGAACTTCCACCTGATGAAGCATTATAAACTTTATTTCCACCATTTGTGTAGTACATAGATGGTGTTCCTGATGAACCACTTGTTGATTCTAAATCACTATTTGCAGATTTTATTCCTAAATAATGTGTGTTTCCTGAACTTATTATTTTATGTTCCCAATACCATTTTCCTGAAGAAAAACCAATAGTTCCTCCAGCATTAAGTTGAGTGCCATCTACAGCAAAAGATAAATCTAAATTACCCTCTGAATATGTTGGTCTATCATCTATTAAAGCATTATGTGTACAAAAATTATTTGTGCAGGTATCTGTAGTCTGATCTATTGCGGCTAAGTTAGTTAAACTAAAATCATTACCATTTCCTGAAGTATCATCACCTAAAGCTGAACTATCTTTAAATTCAAGATAAGACCCATTAGTGCCAAAAGTAACATCATTTTTAAAATCTATTGGTTTCCAATGAGTAGGACTATCAGAGTCAAATTCTCCAAAATCAGTTGCTGCAAGTTGAGCACCATCAATATATGCAACTTCACATAAATAACCAGGAAAGAATGTTCCTGATCTTCCACCAAAATTTATTATGTTGCCACTATTATTAATATTTATATCAGTATTTAATGATGGATAACTTGTTGATTCAAAATCTGTTTCTTCTACTCCATTAACATAAAGTCTAACTCTATTAGCTTCAGTAGATTGACTAGTATCTACTGCAAAAACTATATGATAAAATGCACTTTCATCTCTAAATTTTCTTTTAGTTCTTAACCTAAAAACATAAGCACCACTTATGTAGGCATCAAGACGCATTTTTCTATCAGAGTTTATCTCCATGGTGACAAAATTATTACCAAAACTTTCATCAGGATCAACGCCAAAAGGCATAGCATCACTAGTGCCATAGGCACTAAGTTTCATCCAAAAAGATGTAGTAAATATTTTAGTGCTTCCAGAAGAGCTTATTGTTCTTGTTATTTTAGCGCTACTAGCTGCATCAAATCTTAATGAATTAGCTACGTTATAACCTGTGTCTCTAACTGAATTTGCTCCAAGAATTGTAGGCATTAAACTACCTCTGTTGGAAACTCTCCAAGGGGTCTTGTAATTGAACCATCTTCATTTTTAACATAAGTCATTAATGTTTCTAATGCAGCAACATTAGAACAATTATCTATTAATGTTTCCATTTCATTTACTTTAGTTCTAACATTTGTTCTGTAGGTGGACACATTACTTGGAACTGAATAAGATGAAACTTCTGTTGCTTTAACAACATACCAGTCTGTTTTAGATAATAAACCATAAGCTTCTTTGTTAAATTTTTCTTTAATAATTGTTTTTAATCCTTTGTCTTTAACTTCTCCCTCTGTGCCTAAACCATCTGTTTCGTCTTGTGCTGTAAATAAAGTATCAGCTATTTGTCTTGCAGTGGCTGTTCCATAAGAACCTGTAACTTTATTATTTGCAAAAGAATAAGTTATGTCTGTATTATTATAATATTCTTCATTTTTTTTATTTGTGCTATCTATTTCAACTGTGTAAATACCAATCGCATTTCTGTCGCTTTCACTCCAAAGTGTAAATATTGATTTTGGATATTGAGTATCCCCAATGACAATACCTTTATTACCTGCAAAATATTTTGTTATTGATCCTGATTCGACTAATGCAAACATATTATGATAAAGTTAGGTTTAGATTTCTTCCGACCTCTAAAAATTTTGAGCCGTTGTATCTAAAGACAAACAAATCTCCTTTACTAGCTGTTGTGGTTAATGTTGGTGCTGTATCCGCTGTAAATTCATATGCAGCGTTAAATGATAGTGTTCTTGATCCTGTGCCATCTTGTATAACAAGCAGTGAAACAAATTGACCAGCGACAGCGTTTGATCCTGCGCCTAAAGTCCTGTTTGCACCA